TGTCTGCCTAAAGAAAATGCTCTTGGTTGTGTTTGATGAACCATCCAATTTAATGGCAATGCCATCTGCGTTAACTATAAAGCGATTTAGTGACTCATCCCATTGCATGTAAGATCCACTAGTTGCCCCGAAGAACTTAACATCATGACCAGTATCATCTACACCTACGGTAAGCGTTGAGTCTATTTGAACAGCACCATCAATGTCTACGGCATCTAGATTAGCCGTTCCATCGACATCTATATCGCCGCTAAAAGAAGCTCCACCAGAAGAGTTGATTGATGCAACTTCACCGCTACTGTTCTCAAACTTAATAAAGTCGTTAGAAGCAGTTCCAGCACCATTGCGTAAAAACGTCATAGTGGGACAGAGAGAGCTATCCTCGTCGTTGACTAAAATGGTTCCTGAACCGCCACCGTTTACACGGAACTCGCCTGATACATCAAGAGTGTGACCGGGCGAGCCAGTACCTATGCCAACTTTGCCGTCAGACTTAACCCGAATACGCTCCGAGTCTCCTGCATCAATTCTAAGATCGTCCCCTTGAGCACCAAGCAAAACGGCACTTTGAGCACTAGTAGAATTGTCGTTCAAAGAAATAAAACAAAAGGCATCCGTACTTTCAACTACTAGTGGGCGATCACTTCCTCCCTTAATGTGAAGAGGTTCGTCAGGAGACGTAGTGCCAATGCCTACTTTGTTAGCAGACGCATCTACAAACAATGTACCGGAGTCAAAGTTGGCATCATCGGCAACAGTAAGTGTAGACGCCATATCAACGGCTCCATCAATATCTACAGCATCAAGGTTGGTAGTTCCATCAACGTCTATATCCCCAGATATATCAAGATTTGTAAATACTGAGGTTCCTGCAGCCGTAATCTTGTCATTAAATGTAGCAGCTCCAGCGGCTGACATATCAAGCGTTAATGCAGTAATTTGTACTCCACCATCACTACCATTAAACAAAATGTCCTTATCTGAAATAGAAGAAGCAACAATAAGATTGCTTGAACTATTTGCAAATCTACCAAATTGGGTTCCATCGTCTTTTAATCGGATGTCTGCACCATCAGCATCTAGGATAATATCCCCAGACGAGTCGATAGTAACATCAGTCCCGTCATTAGTAATTGTGTCTAATGCAATGGAGCCAACATTAGTAATGTCGTTGTCGTTAAAAGACGTTGCTCCTAGGCTAGTTGTGCCAGATGCCGTAATGCCGTTATCTTTTATAAGAACTCCATCAATGGTTACACCAGATGCAGAAGTAGTTTCTGAAATTGTGTTAGTAGTTATAGACTGACCATTACTAACAACAATGTTGTTAGATCCAGTAGTGTTACCAACAGCAAGAACTTCAGCCAAAGTATCGGAAGTTCCGACCTGAGCATCAACGTAAGCAGTGGTAGCCACCTTAGTGGAGTTATCGCCAGAGCTTTGGGTAGTTCCCGTTACTCCGTCAGCTAAAATACCAGAAAGCGTTGTAGCTGTAAGTAGCCCGGTGCTTGAATTAAAAGTTAAGTTACTTCCGCTTTTGGGGCCAAGACTACCGGTAGCAGCAGTTGCAAACAGTGGGAAGCAGGTTGTGTCCGAAGATTCATCGGCTACCGTCACTGCACTAACTGTAGCAGCTCCGCCAGCAGCTATAGCAACAGAACCACTTACATTACCAAAAATCTGATCCTCTAGGTTGGAAAAAGTAATTTTACCATTACCGCTATCGGTGTTGTCCACCATAGCAAGAAAGTCATCTTGAGCTATACTCGTTTCTGTAGCCAGTTCATTTAGGTCTAAAGATACGGTAAGCGTTTGACCACTGGCTGCCGTGTCTAGTCCAGTAGCACCAGCTATTGTAAATGTTTGGCTATCCAGATCGACTGAACTACTTCCACTATCTCCAGCAAAGTCTAAGTCTTCAGCAGTTAGTTGAGTATCAACATAAGCTTTGATGCTCTGCTGAGTAGCAAGAGACGTGGCAGAGTTGGAAGACATATTATCCTCATCCAATATTGCCACTTCCGCAGGAGCAGCAGCCCCACCAGAAACATTACCAAGAACCTTGTAGTCTGCTAGGTTTTCTATCTTAGCCTTTGTGACATTGCTGTCTGCAATAAGAGAGGTGGTAATGTTGGCGGCAGCAATCTTAGCTGTAGTTACGTTACTACCTGCAATTTTAGCAGTGGTCACTGCACTAGCAGCAAGCTTACCGGTACTGATACCAAGATCCTTTACAATTATTTTGCCACCAGAAAGCTGAGTCGTGGAGTCATCAACTGCTCCAGATGCAAATGTTGCACTATCTACAAGTGCATTAAGATTGGTAGACGTTACTTGATCGCCATCTGAATATGTAGTACCTTTGCTTAAAATAGCCATTATTCTGCTTTTTGTATGCTTCTAAAGGTTATAGCTCCTGCTACCTTCAATGCTCTTAGTCTGGGTCTCCCCTTAGTTGTTGTTAATTTAAATTGTAATCCGTAGGCTCGTTTGTTGCCAAATCTTCCCCGAAGAGACACATCTTCATCAATAGCAAGCTCTTCACCGTTTATGTTAGCAACTGTTCCAAGATCTATAATAGCATCAATGTTCTCTGTTATTGCTTCCAAATTTGCATCAGAAACATTGTTTTCAGAAGATTGAAGATGGAGTTCAAAGTTATTCCATTTCTTTCTATCAATAGATCCAATGGTAAACATCCTGCTTATCGCCGATGCCGCAACCAAAATAGAACTAGTTGAAGCTCCAATGGCATCAACATATAGATCTACGTCATCTACTCTAGACTCATATTTGTGAACTCCACCATTTCGGTTAATAGCATAAACACCTCTCTGAACACCTGATCCACCAGTTAATAAATATGTATACTCCCAGTCTGAATCATTTATGGAATCCAACGACTCCCATTGTTTGTTAAGAAAGTTGTAAACCAAAAGAGCGTTGTTTGTAGTGGAGTCATCCAAGGGAACAGCAATGTAATACCTGTTATCAAAGTAAGCAGAAACTGCCTTATCTGCATGATCCTTGTTGATTCTTGAAATGGTTCCTTGGATTGAAGAAGACAATGGTACGTCTTGCCCTCTCAAGTTGTAAAGATCAACGAAGTCTAGTGCGTACACTCCATTGTCGGATAGGAACATTAGTTTGTTTCCTATCTGCTGTATGCTGTTCCTGGCCGAACACCCTATATCGCTTGTGATAACTTGTGATACACTGCTTCCCAGATCTAGGCTATTCTTTACTGTGTGAATGCTATTGCGGTTGAATACTACCAATTGGTCATCAGAGAAAGAATGAAAACCTACAATAAAATCTGCTTCTCCGGCATTAAATCTAAACTGACCGTAAATTCTGTCATACGTGTTTTGATCTAGTATATCCGAAAACAAAGCCTCATCCAAAATATTTCTATCGGTAATTGTAGCAGATCCAGAAGACCCGGTAATATCAAACTGATATGGAACAACCAACCTACGTTGATGTGGTACACCAAACTCTGGAGCCGGCATATGGCTAAACCCTAGACCAATAGATGTTTTCTTTTCAACGGTAGCACTTTTGTTTGTAGCATCAGCTTTGTCCGTAACAAAAGTAAAAGTTGTTGAGTTTGTTATAGATCTAACCCGAACGGTGTCGCCAACAGAATAACCAGAACTTCCTGCGGTAGTCACTGTAAGTTCATCTCCAACCAACAAAGAACTGGTACTGGATACTGTAGCTGTGGCTATGCCTGATGCAAAATCAAGATCAGTAATTGCTAAAGGTGTAGGTTGAGTGTATGCTCCGTTAGAAACTAAAGCAAAGGTAGTTGTACTAATGTCTCCATCCCACTGTAAAGCTATCTTCCCCTTGCGGAATATGAACAACTTGTTAAATGCTTGAACAACATTACTTCCTCTCGGAACCGTTTCTCCGGTAGGATATGTAAGAGATACTGTTGTTGCCCCGCTGTCCGAGGTTTTTACCAATACTGTTTTGTTGGTTCCGACAACAGCAATGTAAGATGCTGCATCGTTATTAGGATCTGAAAATTCACAAGATGCTTCTATAAAGTTTGAAGCACTATCTAGCAGTCTCATCCCCTTAACCACCATAGTTCCACCCGGCGTTTCAGCTAAATCAGTAACTGTGTAAGTTATTGTATCTGCATCTACAACTGTAGCAATAAAATTACCGTTTGGATCAACACTACCAGAAAACGTCAATCCACTAATATTTACTCCAGTGTTAGTTGTTATGTTGTGGGCTGAATTAAAATTAACTTGGATGGTTGAATCAGTCCTAGAGAATGAAGCAACTCCACCACCTATATTGGTTGAGTCATACAACTTAAATGGAAGAGCAAGAACCGCAGCAGAAAATGGAGCAGAGAATATATCCATGCCTTTTCTTGGTTGCCACTCACCGTTCAAATCCATTCGGCCATTTTCAGAAACAGACAACACTCCAGAAGGAAGCTGGTCGGGTCTAAGCTTATTGTTAAAGCCAGAAAAGCCTTGGTCTAGGTCTTCTACAACCCGATCATCGGCCTGCCCATATGTATCATATCTAGCCATTTAACAATTCCAAGCTCTCCTGCTCCAGTAGTTTGCAGACAGTTTATTACTCTTACCCTTTATCCCACCTGACCTAGCACAATAACTTTTCTTACGTGCCGGGTTATTTTTTTTGATGCTCATGTTAGCATCACCAAAGCGTACAATTTTTTCCTTACCACCCTGACAAGCTTTCACGACAAACTTCTTCCCGCCAGAAACATCTCTGCGGGGTGAGTTACACTTCATTTTTTTCTTATCTATTGCCACTTCTGACCTTTGCTTTTGGTGTGTTAGCTACAACTGTTCTGCCCTGGGCTCCTGCTCTTTTCTTCTTCTTTGCAGTGGCAGCTCGTTCAGCCTTAGTCAGGCTTATGGCTTTGCGTCTAGGCAAACACCGATCTGGCCTCTTCTTATTAGCAGAAGTGCCACACTTGCCCTTGATAGATCCATCTGTACCTATCCTTACCCAGTCTTCCTTTAGCCACTGTTTAAGTTGAGCCACTAGCGTCCTTTCCTTTTGCCTCCCTTAGACTTCTTGGCGTAGTTAGGATCTTTACAATACTTAGATGCAGCCAAGTTTGCGTAAGCAGAAGGGTACGTGTCAAACGTCCTTCTAGCCCAAGCCTTGCCCTCCGGGCAAATTTTGCCTCCGCTCTTAGCCTTCCTTTTTGGCATTATTTTCCCCTAGACTTTATGGCTTTAGCTTTTGCAGTTTTAGACAAATCACCAAAATGATATAACCTCTTAGAAGTTTTTCCATGAGTTTTTCCAGTGTGAATATGACCATTAGCCATCCTGTGAGAATTGCCTGTATGCTCTCTTCCATCTCGGAAATAATGTTTTGATGACTTAGCCATAACTAGTATTTCTTTCCTTTGCCTTTGCCTTTGCCTTTGCTCTTGCCCATTGGGCATGGTTTGCGTTTTCCGTAGTCCATATTTTTATCTCCTATTTAACTTGTGAGCTTCCAAAATAAAATCCTAGTAAAGCCAGCATTCCTTGCCTGACTTCAGGCAATAACACAAAGCCCTCTAGGTGTTTCCATTTGTCTGCTCCGATTCCTAAAAATTTAAATATACCCAGTTTATTTGCCTCGATGGTTACCGGTATGTCAAAAAATGCCATGACGAAGGGAGCAAATACAACAGAGAACAAGATGCACATAGCAATGAGCTTTCTAACCCATGCTCCTCCCTCGTCGGATCTTTGTGCTGCTCTGTCTGCTGAATTATCTGCTGCATCCTGCTTTTGAATCATGGACTTAATGGCATTGGCTTGGATGTTCATTTGAGCCGAGATTAGTTTCATTACAAATCCCGTGACCCCACCTCCAAGCATTGCCACTAATTCACCACTCATCGCTTTCTTAATTCTACTATTGTTTTATATACCCAAAGTCCCATGTACGCAATGGTACACACCG